GTGGACAACGGGCGGGCGCTATGCGAGGCATGCCACAACAAGGCGCACCCCGAGAAGGGGAAGGGCGCGAGGTACTGGTATTGACCGGAGACCATACAGGCCGGATGGGAAACGAGGCGCGGCAGCGGAAAACCGTTGCGGCGCTTATGTTTTGCCCTCCTGCGCGCATGACGCACCCGCGAACAGATGAAGGTGACCACCCCCCGGGTCAACAAAAATTTTTTCTGGGGGTACTTAGCCGGGTGGGGGAGACTCTTCCCTCTCTGGCGCTAAATTTCTAATAAGGATTTTTGAGCCGGGCAAGGCTGGCCCGGTCGGCCCCGAGGAGGTGAAACGATGGACGAAAAAGCCTATCGCGGCGCGATTGAAAAGCACACCAAGAGCCTGGGCGTCTATCGCCTGGAATTCACGCGCACCCGCTGCCGCCTGGCGCAGATCTATGTCCGCATCGAGCAGCTAAATAAGGCCTATTCCGCGGGCGAGTTTGAGACCACCTGCATCACCCAAGGCAAGAACGGCCCCATCGAGATTGTGGATCCTCACATCCAGGAGTTGGATCGCCTCAACGATCAGGCGCTGGTTTACGAAAAGGCCCTGGGCCTCACGGCGGATTCCGCCCGCAAGCTGCGGGAGGATATTTTCGCGCCGCCGCAAAAGGCGGATCCATTCACGCAGGCGCTCCAGGACGCAGGAGTCGTGATGCTGAATGCCTGATATTTTATCCCCGGCGGGCGTGCCGCTCACCGAGGAGGAGCGCCAATACATCTGCCGCCGCGATCCCGTCAACACCCAGGCTGTTATCACGCCGGATGGCCAGCGCCTGGCGGCCTCCTGGCCTGCGGGCAAGTACGCCCGGGACGTGCTCACCTATGCCACCGCCGTGGCCTGCGGGGAGATCGTGGCCGGGGTGGATCGCATGCTGGGCTGCATCCGCTTCCTGCGCATGCTGGAGAATGCCGATTATGACGTGCGCACCCAGGACGCCGATTTTGTCATCGGCATTATTCAGTCCACCTTCAAGCATCGCCAGGGCGAGACCCTGGACGCCGTGCCGCTGCGGGGCAAGCCCTTCGTGCTGGAGCCCTGGGAAAAGCTGATCTGCTACGCCATCCTGATCTTTTACCACCGCGGCAGCCGCGCCCGAGTGGTGCATGAGGCGCTGATCTTCATCCCGCGCAAAAACGGCAAAACCATCTTTGTGGCCGCCCTGGCCTATGGCATCAGCCTGCTGGAGCGGATGAGCGGGGCCAAGGTGTACGTGGTGGCCGAGACGCTCAAGCAGGCCCGGGAGACCTTCGACACCTGGAGCTATAACGTCTGCTCTGCCCTCTATGCCGACAAGAAGGCCGCGCAAAAATCCGGATGGCGAGTGGTGGATAATAACATCGAGCACAGCATCAGCAATCCCGCCATAGCCGGGGGCAGCATGAGCCTCAACGCCCTGGCGGGCAAGGGTGACAACCTGGATTCCTTTAACTGCAATATTGGCATAGCGGATGAGATCCACGCCTACCGCGGCCCGCAGAAGTACAACCGCATCAAGGAAGCCTCCAAGCCATACACCAACAAGCTGACCATCGCCATCACCACCGCAGGCGATGACGGCACCGGCTTCTGCGCCCAGCGCGTGGAATACTGCCGCAAGGTGCTGCGGGGCATGATCAAGGATGATCAATACTTTATCTTTATCTGCTGCGCGGATAAGGACGAGAACGGCGATGTGGATTATCTCAATCCCGTGCAGCACCAGAAGGCCAACCCCAATTATGGCGTCACCATAAGGCCGGAGGACATCATGAACGATGCTCGGCAGGCCCAGAACGACCCACAGCAGCGCAAGGACTTTTTCACCCGTTCGCTTAATGTGTTCACCAGCTCCATGCGGGCCTATTTCAACATCGACGAATTTCGCCGCAGCAACACCGCGGCGGAAAAGGCCCTGGGCATCGAGTACGCCTGGCCGCTGGAACAGAAGCTGCGCCATCTGGCACGGCTGCCGGTCAAATGGTACGGCGGCGCGGACCTCTCAAAGCTCCACGACCTCACCGCCGCGGCGCTTCATGGCAGCTACAAGGATATCGACATCGTCATCCCGCATTGCTGGTTCCCCATCGTGGCGGCCAGTCAAAAGGCGGATGAGGATAATATTCCGCTGTTCGGCTGGCGGGATGACGGCTGGCTGGATCTGTGCAACGCGCCCACCAATGATCACCAGGCCGTGGTCAAGTGGTTCCAGCGGATGAAGGCCATGGGCTTTAATATCGTCCAGGTGGGCCATGACCGCAAATTCTGCCGGGAGTACTACATCGGCATGAAGTTGGCCGGGTTCGCCGTGGTGGATCAGCCCCAGTATTTTTACAAAAAGTCCGAGGGCTTCCGCCATATCGAAAACAAGGCCAAAAATGACAAGCTCTATTACCTGGGCGCGGAGCCCTACGAATACTGCGTCAGCAACGTCCGGGCCATCGAAAAGACCGACGACATGATCCAGTACGAGAAGATCCAGCCCGAGCGCCGCATCGACGTCTTTGACGCCGATGTTTTTGCGTGTGTCCGAATGCTTGAGGACATCGAGCGCCAGAAGAAAACCGAAGGATGGTGGGATTAAATGAGTAAAAAACACCGGCGGCAGCCCGCCACGCGCAACGCCGCCAATAACACCGTGGCGCTCTGGCTCAAGGACGGGGAGATCTGCTGCGCCGGGTATACCCGCCTCAGCGATTGCCCGGAGATCCAGACTGCGTGCCTGCGTATCGCGGAGCTGATCGCCAGCATGACCATTTATCTGATGTCCAACACGGACGCTGGTGACATCCGGATCCAGAACGAGCTCTCCCGCATGATCGACATCCACCCCAACCGCAACATGACACGCAGCCAGTGGATGACCGCCATCGTCATGAATCTGCTGCTCTACGGCAACGGAAACAGCGTGGTGGTGCCCCATACCTACCTGGGCAACCTGCAAAGCCTGGAGCCCATCGCGGCCAGCCGGGTGCAGCTGAACCCCGTGGGCGCAAGCTACCGGGATTATGAAATACTCATTGACGGCATCCCGCGGGATCCCGAGGACGTGCTGCATTTTGTTTATAATCCCGATCCGCTTTACCTGTGGAAGGGCCGCGGCGTCACCGTCGCCCTGCGGGACATCGCCAACAATTTGAAGCAGGCTCAGAAAACCACCAACGCCTTCATGGCCTCTGAGTTTAAGCCGTCACTCATCGTCAAGGTGGACGCCCTGGATGAAAATTTCAAAAGCGCGGCCGGCCGCCAGAAGCTCATGCAGGAATACGTTAGCCCCGCCGTGCCCGGCGCGCCATGGATCATTCCCGCCGAGGCCTTCCAGGTGGAGCAGATCAAGCCGCTATCTTTGAACGACCTGGCCATCAAGGACACGGTGGAGCTGGACAAGCGCACCGTGGCCGCGGTGATCGGCGTGCCCGCGTTCCTCCTGGGCGTGGGCAGCTACAACAAGGACGAGTGGAACAATTTTATCAGCACCCGGATCCGCACCATCACCCAGGGCATCCAGCAGGAGCTCACCCGCGGGCTGATCCTCAGCGAAAAGTGGTATCTGTCAATGAACTACTGGAGCCTGCAGGATTATGACCTCAAGTCCACCAGCGACATTCTGCTGGCCGGTTCCGATCGCGGCTACGTCAACGGCGACGAATGGCGCGACCGCATGCACATGGCCCCGGCAGGGCTCAAGGAATACCGGATCCTGGAGAACTACATCCCCTCCGATATGGCCGGGGCACAGAAGAAGCTGGTGCAGGAATGAAGGTGACCCTGTCCTGCCCCCACGCCGAGTATCGCGCCGGCATGGTGATCCACTGCAAAAAACAAGACGCGCCCTGCGGGCACGTCTTTTTTAAAACCTGCAAAGGCTGGTGGGCGCTGTCGCCTGCCGCTGAAAACTGCCCGCTGAGGAAGGAGACGAAAACCAATGACAAACGCTGAACACCGACAGGTTCGCACCATCCCCACCCAATTCTCCACCCGGGAGGACGGGGACGGCGGCATGCACATCGTCGGCTATTTTGCCGTATTCAATTCAATTTATGAAATCGCGCCCGGCATGACGGAATCCGTCGCGCCCGGCGCTTTTTCGCGGTCGCTGGCCGCAAACGACATCCGCGCCCTGATCAATCACGACACCACGCTGGTCACCGGCCGCACCAAGGCCGGCACCCTCACCCTGCGGGAGGACGAGCACGGGCTGTGGGGCGACATCCTGATCAATCCGAAAGACCAGGACGCCGTCAACGCCTATGAGCGCGTCAAGCGCGGCGACGTGGATCAGTGCTCCTTTGGCTTTGATCCCGTCCTGGAGGAAACCGAAAGCCGCCCGGATGGGGCCGTCCACTGGACGCTGCGGGATGTGGAGCTGTACGAGGTCAGCATCTGCACCTTCCCAGCCTACGCCGAGACCAACATCCAGGCCAGAAGCGCCCAGCGTGAAGATCTGCGCGCCCGGAAGCTCACCGCCTGGAAAGCCAAGATGAAGGAGGAACTGAAAAACCATGGCTCTTAAAGCACTGATGCTGCGCAAGCGCATCGATCTGAAAACCAAAGAGCTGGAGAAGCTGCGCGCCTCCATGAAGGACATGGAGAAGCGCGAGCAGGAGCTGGTGATCGCCATTGAGGAGGTCACTGACGAAACCGAACAGGCCGCCGTCCAGGAATCCGTGGACGCCCTGATCGATGAAAAACAAAAGCTCCAGGAATCCGTGGACGAGCTGGATCGGGTCATCAAAGACCTGGAGAATGAGCTCAAAACGGAGGAGGAAGCCCAGAACACCGAGCCGCCCGCCAATCCCGCGCCCGCCGGCGGCGATAACAACGAGAGGAGCAAAAAGCCCATGAACATCAACACCCGCGAAGCCGTCGGCTTCACCCTGCGCGACCGCCTGGCTAACATCGTCACCCGCGACGACGTGAAGGCCTACCTGGGCGAAGTCCGCACCGCTATCAAGGAAAAGCGCGCCCTGACCAATGTGGGCCTCACCATCCCCGAGGTCATGCTGGGCCTTATCCGCGAGAACATCGAGCGCTATTCCAAACTGTACCGCCACGTCACCGTGCGCAATATCCGCGGCACCGGCCGCCAGCTGATCATGGGCACCGTGCCCGAGGCCATCTGGACGGACTGCTGCGCCAACCTCAACGAGCTGACCCTGGGCTTCAGCGATCTGGAAATGGATTGCTACAAGGTGGGCGGCTACTTTGCCGTGTGCAACGCCAACCTGGAGGACAGCGACCTGGATCTGGCTGCCGAGCTCATGACCGCCATGGGTCAGGCCATCGGCCTGGCGCTGGACAAAGCCATCCTGTATGGCCGCAACACCGCCGCCACCCAGAAAATGCCCCAGGGCATCGTCAGCCGTCTGGTGCAGACCGAAGCGCCCGCCGGCTATCCCGCCACCGCCCGTCCATGGGCCGACCTGCACACTACCAACATCATCAGCATTGCCGCTGGCACCACCGGCGCGGCGCTGATCAGCGCCATCGTCACCGCCTCCGGCGCGGCCAAGGGCAAGTATGCCCGCGGCGAAAAGGTGTGGGTGATGAATGAGACCACCTACACCGCCCTCATGGCTGCCACCGTGTCCGTGGACGCCGCTGGCCGCATTGTCACCGGCGTGGTCGATGTGATGCCCGTGGTGGGCGGCATCATCGAGGTGCTGTCCTTCATCCCGGACAACGTGATCATCGGCGGCTACTTCGATCTGTACATTTTGGCGGAGCGCGCGGGCCAGCAGTTTGCCAGTTCCGAGCACGTCCGTTTCTTGCAGGATCAGACCGTGTTCAAGGGCACGGCCCGCTATGACGGCGCGCCCGCCATTGCTGAGGGCTTTGTGGCCATCGGCCTGGGCGGCGCTACGCCCAATGCCACCATGGGCTTTGCCACCGACACCGCCAACGCCTAACGATGTATACCGCGCTGATCACCTTCGTAGACCCGGATGATGCCCGCGTGTATCATCCGGGCGACGCCTACCCAAGCCCAGGCTACACGCCGGGGCCTGATCGCGTGGCGCAGCTGGCGGCGGGCGGCTGGATCCGGCCCATTGCGACTGAACAGGCACCCAAGCCCCAGCCCAGGCCCCGCAAAAAAACCAAGTAAAGGAGGGCCGCCCCATGCGTCCCATCAATGTACAGACGGCCCTGGATCTGGTCAAGGCCCGGCTTAACCGGCTGGACGCAAACCTGGATACCTACCTGGCTCAGCGCGTCCAGGCCGCCGTGGAGGAGCTGACCCGCATCGGCATCCAACTGAACGATTCGGCGGATGACCTGATGCTGGTGGTGGATTACACCGTGTGGCAGTACCAAAACCGCGATACCCCGGGCGCCATGCCCGAGTGGCTGCGCCTGCGCCGCCGGGAGCGGTGGATCCACATTGACGAGGAGGCGGGCACATGATCCTGGACAAGGGCATCTGCACCGTATTCCGCAAGACCGATGTCAGCGGTCCCGGCGAAAAGCCCACCTTTACCCATACCCGGATTTACCAAAGCTGGTATGGCGAACTGTCTTTTGAGACCAGCCCTGCCCGGCCCACCGAGGGCCGCAAGGAGCTGCGCACCGACGCCCGCGTGCGCGTGCTGCAGAACCTGGGGCTGAAACAGAATGACGTGGTGGTGCTGCGGGATGTGGCGTCCTTTGATGACGTGCAGACTGACGATCTTGTGTATCAGATCAACCGCGCCTATCACGGCCAGGACGATGACGGCCCCACGCTGATCTCCGATCTGTATCTGGAGGAGGTGCGCCCGTGACACTGACCGAGATCCGGGAGCTGCTGATCCAGGCGGATCCTGACATCCGCCACTATTACAGCACCGAGGAAAACCGGGACTACACCTGGTGGGAGGAAACCGACATCCTGCCCTTCACGGCGGATGGCGTGCATGTGCCGGGCTGGATATTCTATGTCCACCGTTTCACGCGCCAGGCAGATGATCCCATTGTGGCGGCCCTGTTTTCCCTGCTGGACGCGAACCCGCGCACCACGGTGGCCCACACACAGGACTATGACCCGGACACGGAATACAGCCACCACATCTTCCGGTGCGAAGGCCTGTGAGGTGATTCCATGGCCCAGATCGATACCACCGACCTGCAGGAGCTGCTGAACGACATGCGCCGCATGGGCGAGGCTGCCGAGCCTGTGGCCCAGGTGATGACCGCCGCAGCGGCCGAGGAGATCACCGCATACTGGAAACAGGCGGCGGAGGCTCACGGCCTACGGGATACCGGTGCCATGATCGAATCAATCGGCTATCCCGAGGGCGTGCAGAACCGCGGCGGCCTGTTCACCGCAGACATCTACCCGCAAGGCAAGGACGCCAGCGGCACCCGCAACGCCGAAAAGGCTTTTATCCTCCACTACGGCAGCAGCCGCATCAAACCCACCTACTGGGTGGACGAGGCGGAAAAAAATGCCGAGGAGCCGGTGCAGGCCCGCCTGGAAGGCATCTGGGGCGAATTCCTGGAGACCGGCCAGGTGCCCGCCGTGCCGCTGCAATCGGCCAAGTACAAGCGGGGCGGCACCAAGACCCGCAAAATTTGAAATTCGTATCAAATCCGAATTTACCATCACTGACCTTTTAAGGAGGTACACGATATGGCAGGAGTTGGCATGCTCCACCCCGTTGCGGCCACGGTAAACACCTACGCCGACGGCACGGAGCCCACATACAACCCCGGCATGGTCATCGGCCATGCCATCCAGGGCGACCTGGCCCTGACCCGCAATAACAATCCCCTGTATGGAGATAACGTCATCGTGGAGGACGACAACAGCGTCACCAGCGCGCAGCTGACCCTGGGCCTGGATGATCTGCTGGAAGAGGTGCAGACCTACATGCTGGGCGTGGTCAAAAAGACCACCGGCACCGGCGATGCGGCTGTGGACGACTACTATCTCACCGGCGAATCCGCGCCCGTGGTGGGCGTGGGCTTCTGCCGCGTGCTGATCCGCAACGGCGTTACCGTGTATAACCCCGTGTGGCTGTACCGCGCCGTGTTCGGCCGCGAGAGCGAGAACGCCGCCACCAAGGCGGAATCCATCAACTGGCAGACGCCCACCGTGGTGGGCCGGTGCATGGGCACCTACATCGACGACACGGGCAAGGCCTACTTCTACCGCGCCCGGGTGTATCCCGCCACCCAGACGGGCGCTGCACAGGCTGCCCTGGCCTGGCTGGATCAGATGGCCGGCATCTAACCCACAGCGGGGACGGATTTTCCGTCCCCGCTCTTTTTGAAAGGAACAGCTGATGAATGCAATCACCGTCAGGATCCGAAAGCGCACCTTTGCCATGGCCTTCACCCTGGACGCCATGGCGGAGCTGCAGGATCTGATCCCGGACTTTAGCCTGTCCGACGTTTACAAATACCCCAAGACGCCCCGCGGCCTGGCTGACATGCTGTATGTGCTGTGCAAGCACGGCGAGGCCCTGGAGGGCCGCGCGCTGGATGTGGATCGCGCCTGGTTCGGCGCCCTCAGCCCAGCGCCGGCACGCTGCGCCGCCTATCAGGTGGCCGTGTTTGAGTGCCTTAACCAGGCGTTCAGCATGGAAAACGACCAGGACGGCCAGGAGGACGAGGTGGATGTGGTGCTGGAAGAGATTAAAAAAAAAGACGGGAAGGACGCCTGACCCACCGTAAGCTCCTAAGCTACGGCCTGGTGGCCGGCATCCCATTTGACCGCCTGGGGCGCATGACCCCCGGCCTGGTGATGGATCTGTACATCTACCGTCGCGGCTATGACGACCAGCAGCACGGCATCCGCCGCAAGAAAGAAACACCTTTGAAACTGTAAGGAGGCGCCCATGGCGACCCGAGAAATCAAAACCCGCTTCAAGCTGGAAGGAGAGCAGGAATTCAAGCGCGCCATGAGCGACGCCGCCAACGCCACCAAGGTGCTGGACAGCGAGATGAAGCTGGCCAAGGCCCAGTTTGAGCAGACCGGCGACGCCGAAGCCTACGCAGCGGAGCAGGCCCGCATCCTCAAGGAAAAGATCGAGGAGCAGAAAGGCGCCGTGGCCGCCGCCCAGGCCGCCATGAACAGCCTGGCCGCCAACGGCGTGAGCAAGAACGACAAAACCTACCAGATGTGGGCGCAGCGGCTGAACAACGCCAAGACCACCCTGACCCAGCTGGAGACCCAGCTGGGCAAGGCGGAAACCGGCTTTGAGGATGTCAACACCGCCGCAGACAGCACCGACAGCAAGCTGGATGACATCGACAAGGAGCTGCGCTTCCAGAACACCCTCAAGATCCTGGAGAACGTGCGGGATCGGTTCAACGGCATCGTGCGCGCCGCCGCCCGGGCCGGCAAAGCCGTATGGGATATGGAGAGCGACGCCGGAAAGTGG